CGACGGAACGCAGGTTGCCTACAACACTGCTCCGACCGGAGCGACGACGGCTACCCCCCAGCTAAATCTGCTTGGTCCGATTACTTCGACTGCGACCCTTATGGATAATCGTGAGATGATTATGTACTTCAGGGTTGGTTTCTCAAGTGAGACAACCACTTGGGGTGGCAAGGCGTGCTTCGGTTGGATTACGACTGATACTGCTTTTATGAGTGCATCTACGGGGGCTCTGTCTATCGCGGCTGGCGGAGGCACGGGATTCCATGTCGCGGAGGATGGTACGCTTGGTGTTTTCTCGACCAACGCAGCGGTTACTTCTTCGACAGATACTGGATATAATGTTGCAACCGATATTGCGGGTGTTGAGGCGGGAGCTTTTGTTTGGTACACGCTCGGATTCAGGACTCGATGGCTTGACGCTTCTGCTGGAACTGGCAGCACCGATTTCTATGTAAATGGAACCAAGACAAATACAATTAGCGACACGATGCCGATGGATTCTACGGAATCATACTCGATTGCTTTTGAGTATCTGAATGGACCCGCAGGTTTCGAGATGGACATGGCCGTTGATTACGTCGTAAGCGGATTGACGCGACCGGGCCTTACCTACCCATACGATAGCGGAAATTTCTAGAACCTAGAGTGCAGGGGGGGGGCACCTTCGGGTGCCCCCCTAACGGAACAAGCCTATGCCCTATAAGATCGAAAAAAGATCAGGCTCTCGACCTTGGAAGATCATTGCCAACGGGACAGTTGTGGGCAGTTGCTTGAACAAAAAGAATTGTCAGGCTTCTGTCCGGGCTAGGGAAGCTGCCGAGAGGAAGGCAAAGAAGTGAGTTCTTCTACTCCCGTTGAAGTCCAGTCTCAGTTCTTCAGCACCAACGGAGAGAAGACCATTACTTCTTCCTCTGGTCAGGGTGTTGTGTTGAAGGGAATCGTCATTATGCCCTCTCCCGATGGCGCTTACGATGACGATAGGAATATAGATTTTTTCGACAATGTTGCCGGTGGGCCATCCCTATTTAGGTTTTTCAATAAGGGCGCAATGGGTGGCGCCGGCAGTCTGGAAAACAATACGGGATACTGCACCACGATTGATATTCCCCTTATGGGCATTCGCTTTCCCAATGGTATTAAGTTTACGATTAATACGGATTACGTTGAGCAGTTAGCAGTATTTTACACTGGTTGAATATGGCGAAACTAGAGTCTATTTATTACAGAATTGCTACTACCCCCGGAACTGCGCCGAGCGAGGCCCAAAACAAATTTGAGGTTTCGGGGCGGGTAAAGTTGTTTTCTGTTTTCCCGGCGGCCTACGATGGGGATATACCGCCCGGAGTAAAAAGAATTTCTACTATATTTTGTAACGGCGTTAATCTTAGCGATTCTCCGCCTACAGACTTTTCGCTGCCCAAAGTGCGACTTGTTTTGCCAATAGCTTACACACAGTTTTCCAACAGTAATCCAAATGTAAATATCCCCGGTGGTTACATTCTTTTCGAGGATGGATTGACGCTTTATACTGGAAACGGGAGCAGTGCTGGCGACAGGGCTTGGCTGGGAAACATCACTCTTCTCGTGGAGAGGGGTTAACGTGCCCAATTTTGTCAACGCCCGGGTTTTTAGCGGAGTAACTTCCTCAACAGCATATGCTGGCAGGGTTGTGGAGGGGAGATCACACTTGGTTGGCTTTGTTCTATCACCTCGGTATGAGGCTATAAGCACTATTAATCCTTTGTTATCAATTTTTGGATCTTTAGATCTTTATAACATAAACGAATCTTACGATGGAAAAGAGGGTTCGAGTAATAGTGATGCCATTGTAAGAATTCCGGTACAAGCATCAAGATTCTATACGACAGTTATAAATATCTCATTTTCAGATCAGGACGGCGGCGTTCTTTTTGACAGGGGTATTTATGTTGATGAGACGAACGTGATAGGGATCGATCCTCTAGTTGCCTTTGACGTAAATTTATTTTATGTCGGAGGAAAGGTGTACGATAACAGTGCGTAACCTCTCTTGTATTTATTCTTCTGCCGGGAGCACTGAAAGCCTCACCTCTTCGAGAACGAGGTTGTATGCTGCCGTTGTAGGAAGCAACTATGGTACTTCTTCCCGAACTCAACTGGGTCCGGTCTTAGAGTTCAAGAATGGATCCGCGTCTGGCGACACTCTTTTTAAGTTCAACATAAATTGCAATTCTCTTGACGGTTCACAGTATGAGCAAATGGGCGTTTTGGATTTTCCTGCAACTGGAATTCTTTTTGAAGATGGTATTTTTTATTTAGGAGCAGCCAATACCCAGATCATGCTCATAGTAGAGGAGGGTTGATTTTGCCTTCTTTGACTACTCAGTATTTCAACATGGGTACGCCGGGGTCAGTCTCCTCTCGGTGTAGGCTTTATGGCCTTCAGGTTTCTTTCAATACTGCTACGACTGGTCTGACCCAGGGGGTTAATGGGTGGATGCTCGACGGAGCAGGTTCTACTCGCGCATTAGATTTTGATAAAATGATTTTTGAGTTTAAAGACGGTTCTGCCTCTGGTGACGTTCTATTTTCTTTTGTTTGCCCCCTAGGAACGACCTATGGTGCGCCCCAAAACGCCATGGGTTTCATGTTTAAGCACGGGAGCATTTTGTTTCCTAATGGTTTGCATCTTGAGTCTATTGGCAATAACAATGAAGTTGTCCCAGAGGGCCTAATTGGATCGGCCCAAGGGGTTACGATTTTTTACGAGACATGATTATGGAAGGGACTTCTTCGACGACATTCTGGTCCGCAGTTTCAATTATCACAGCCGCCATGGGCGGCATTTTTTTTGTGTTCATTGCCCACTCCGCCGAACCTAAGCACTCAGAGGCAGCGCACGAAAAAGATGTAACTTCGATTCAAATTGAAGTGGCCCGAGTCGAGGAAAACGTTTCCCATAATAGTCGCGTTTTAGAAGAGCTTAAGGTCGATCTGAGGACTCTCAGGATCGAGCAGGCCAATGCTAATCGTGAGATTTTAGACGCGATAAACTCGCACTCTAGAAATTAAGTTGGTGGAATAAATTGACTGTAGATACAACCGCCACATTCAACCCAGATATCGGTGAGATTGTAGAAGAGGCATACGAGCGGGCTGGCCTTGAGATGCGATCTGGCTACGACCTGAGAACTGCGAGGAGGAGCTTGAACTTCTTGCTTCTCGACTGGCAGAACCGTGGCCTTAACCTCTGGACTGTCGAAGAGTTCGCCACTCCGATCTCTCTAACTAAGGGCACTGCAACCTACGACATTGCCTCTGGAACTATCGGGTTGCTAGACGTTGTTATTCGCACTAATGCGGGAAATGTTTCCACTCAAAATGATTTCCTGATGAGCCGAATCTCGCAGCCGACTTACGCAACTATCCCCAATAAGCTGAGTCAAGGCCAACCGATCCAGTATTACTTTGATCGTATTGAGATCGACGATTACAACGCCTCATCCAATCGCCTTTCTACAATTACGCTTTGGCCTGTTCCAGACGAAACTAGTAAATATGAGATTAGATATTGGCGAGTTGCCCGAATGGCTCCGATTGGAAATGCGGCGTCTAGCACTTCTCCTGTTCCTGCTCGCTTTCTCCCTTGCTTGGTGGCTGGGCTTGCTTATCAAATTGCCACAAAAAAGCCGGAGGCTTCTGGCCGAGTTCCGATGCTGAAGCAGCAATATGAAGAGCTATTTAGAGAGGCGGCAGACGAAGACCGGGTTAAAACCTCTGCTCGTTTTGTCCCCGGAATGACGTACTACTCGTAATGGGCAGGCCCTTTGCGGTAGGAAAGAAAGCGATTGGGTACTGTGACCGATGTGGTTTTCAGTACCTCTTGAAAGACCTTCGATCAGAAGTTGTGAACATGGAGGAGACGGACGTAAAGGCGTGTCCTGAGTGTTGGGATCCGGATAACCCGCAGACCCAGCTTGGCCGACACTACTTTAGTGAAGCGCAGGCCCTGAGAAACCCGAGGCCCGTTGGGGGCACTTCCGGACGAGAGCTTCCGTATTCTCACAGGTGGGATTTCGTTGATCCAACCGTTACTACGGGTTCTTCTACGGGAAGTCGCTTTGATGGTTGGTGGGCTAGTAATAACATTCTTAGTTATTCCTCTGGCGATAGCTACCTGACCCTCGACTCTGCACCGAGTGGGCAGCCGGTGATTTATAACGGCTGGAATAACACAGACACGCCAACATGGATTAGCCCAGCTATTGATTGCTCTGTGTACAAGCATATCAATATGATTATAAGGGTTAACAGGTTTCCCGTTTTAGATGATGATGACAAGTATGATTTTGCTTTTGCGGGTAATGCTTATTTTGTTTTGACCGACTCTGGTGGGACATCGTATCCGTATTCTGGTACCCAAAAAGTGGAGTCTTCTTTTTCTGTATTGAGCTTTGTAAACGCCCAAACTGCTGATGGATTTGGTGCCGCCGACAAGGATATGGCTACCTACTTTAAGATAACTTGGGATATGTCTTCCAACCCCCTCTGGTCTGGGCAGTGTTACAGTTTGAGGTTTGATATTTTTGATACACAGCCCGCATCTGGCGCTTCAGACGACGACAACGAGTCCATTCAAATTCACTCTATTTCGGTTGATGCTTATTACAACCCAGATATTTAGGAGATAAAAATGCCGAAGTTCCCCGATGGAAAAGAATTTTCGTATGACAAAGAAGGCATGAAGGCTGCCGAGAAATATGCGAAAAAAACCGGACAACAGATGAACACCTACCACGGTGGCGGGATTCTGAACAAGCCGCCGCAGCCTTCTCCCTATCATCGAGAAGTAGCTCATTCTCGTGGTGGTGGTGCTGCTCGTAAGGACGGAACCCGTTTTTACAAGGTTGTGTCTGACTGATGACTTACGGAGAGCTTTACACGCTTATCCAGAACTATTGTCAGGTATCTGAGAGTACGTTCAATAGCTCTATTCCGGACTTTGTTCGCGCTGCCGAAAACGCAGTTTACTCTGTCGTTGATCTGCCTTCCCGATGGGAGGACGATGACGATGTGACGCTCGTTGCGGGTCAGGCAGAGTATGTAATCGGTGCTAGTGCGTCCGCTGACGATGGTGCGATGGATATTCTTTCCGTTCGGGTTTCCGAAGGAACTGCCGCTCAATCGGCAGGGGTAGAGTATGGTCCCGTTAGGTACTTGTTGCTGAAGGATTACGACTTCATGCTAGAGGCGTATGCGGGATCTACGACTGCTTCCGAGAAGGGTATCCCTAAGTATTATTCTATTTCACAGGCGGGCAAGTCCTCGGACAATAACCCGAACCTATCTATTCGCCTTGGTCCCATCCCTGATGCAGCCTATCCGGCTACCGTCACATACAGCAAGAAGACTGCCGAAAATTCCATTACCGCGACTTCTGGTTCGGGATCAAGCAGTACAACGAGAACGTGGCTATCTGTTTCTTATCCGGAAGTTCTTCTTTATGGATCATTGGTACATGCCTATATCTTCCTGAAGGGAGAGCCGGACCTGATTCAGAATTGCGAGAAGCAGTTTTTGGAGGGTATGGCCCTCATTAAGAATGTCGTCGAGTCCCGTGCGGAAAATGATGACTATAGGCCCGGGACTTCGAGGGGAACGAATTAAATGGCTACTTATTCTAACGGCTTAAAAATTAAGCTGATTGGCACGGGTGATGAGGCGGGAACCTGGGGCACATCCACCAATCTGAATTGGCAAAAGATCAATCAGGGCGTCGTTATGTCGTGGCCTCTAGACATTACGAACCCTTCAACTCTCCCAGGGAACAGCACATACGGTTCAAATGTTTTTGTTTTTTGTT